ATGGCGTACAACAAAGCCAGAGAAGAAAGAAAATGGCGGCTATGGAAAGAAGCCGAGGAAAAGCAGCTTAAAAGCTTGGGTGTCAGCGAGGGCGATATTGAAAAGCTCCGTGTCCATGATTGGGCGGTATTCAATTCCGACAGACGGTACTATGAGAAATTGCAGGATGCGGGTACATATCTTGAGGAAGTCGCAGAGGACACGGCACAGCCCGAAATAAAAACGGTTGAGGAATTTTTAGACAGCATTGAAAATGCAGTGCTGTACCAAGAGCTGCATCAGTTGGACAAGCTCACGCTCCAAGCGTTGCTGATGAGGACGCAGGGATTTTCAGTCACTGAAATTTCAGTGGAATTAAGTTTAAACAAGGAAGTCATTTACAAGCGTTTGAACAGATTTAAGAAAAAAATTAAAAAACTTTTGGGATAGTGTCCAAAATCGCACTCTCCCATCGGCTACTGGGTGAGAGGGCAAAAACCTCTTGCCCAGTTTTCTTTATATCGGAAACGGGACGGCTCTTTGAAAACCGAATACCCATTCACCAAATACATTCTCTTTGTGGCTGTAATAAGCATAAGCGTGTGCAGCGGTACGCCATGACCCGCCGAAAGGCGGCAAGCGGAAAATACCGACTAAAAATATCGGGCAGCTCCCGATTTCGCCAAGACCCACAAAGAGGACAATGATACTCCCGTCCAGCCACAGTCCGAGCGGTAACCAGTCCGTCGCAGGCAATGGGGGCGGCTCTGTCAGACCGACAGTTGGGGTGGAACTCCCGTGGCGTCAGTTCGCTGCTGACCGTTTGGTGATTTCCCTTGCGTAATCACGCATCAGCATTTTCGGGGTGTCGGGGACAAATAGAAAATGCTTTTTATCATAAAGCCAGATGCAGGACGGTCTATTGGAACAGGGCTTGTTTTATATTCTCACGACCTTAAATGCTTCCTTGTATCTGGCGGCTACATAGGCAGAAAACTCCTGCCTAAAATCCAGATAGGAGGTTTATAAAGAATATGGAAAGAACAATCAGGCGTGGCGACATCTACTACGCAGAGCTTAATCCCGTTGTCGGTTCAGAACAGGGCGGCACACGACCCGTACTTATCATTTCCAATAATATAGGAAACAGGCACAGCCCGACAGTCATCATTGCTGCCATTACGAGCCGAGTGCAGACAAAAGCGAAACTGCCGACACATACCGCCGTGAAAGATTACAAAGGGCTTGATAAGGACTCCATTATCCTGCTTGAGCAGATAAGGACGATTGACAAACAGCGGTTAAAACAGCATATGGGGACAATTCCCACGGACATAATGGCAAGGATTGACAAGGCTCTTGCCATTAGCTTATCCATGAAGCAACAGAAAGCGGGGTGTGGCGATGGGGCAGAATAGGGAGCAGGATTTTGTACATTACAGCATCCAATTCGCATGTTTGCAGAAGCTGAAGAAAAGAAGTTTAATTACGGTAGATGAATACGAAGCCATCAAGAAGCGGCTTATGAGAGATTACAATGTCGTTACGAACCTTGCGGCTTGACATTCATCAATAAATATTTTGGAGGTAAATCATATGAGCGATGTGCAGGTAATCAAAGCGAACCGTAGTGAAAACCGTATCCGTGGCAGAAAGGTCGAAGTGTTAAGGGTAGCCGCCTATTGCCGTGTCAGCACGGACAGTGAAGACCAGCTCAACAGCTATAAGTCACAGGTCACATATTACACGGATTTGATTAAGAAGAAACACGAATGGACACTGGCGGACATATACGCTGACGAAGCCATAACAGGCACACAGGTAGCGAAGCGAGAGGATTTCCAGAGAATGATTAACGACTGTATGAATGGGGATATTGATATGGTGATTACAAAATCCATTTCAAGATTTGCCAGAAACACACTGGACACTCTGAAATATGTCCGTATGCTGAAAGAGAAAGGCATTGCCGTTTTCTTTGAAGATGAAAACATCAATACCTTAACGATGGACGGCGAGCTGCTGTTGGTGGTACTCAGCTCCGTTGCACAGCAGGAAGTGGAGAATATATCTTCCAATGTCAAAAAGGGATTGAAAATGAAGATGCAGAGGGGCGAGCTTGTAGGGTTTCAAGGCTGTCTGGGATATGACTACCATAAGGATACAAAAAGCATATCCGTAAATGAAAAGGAGGCTGAAATTGTGAGGTATATTTTCAATCGTTATATTGAGGGCGCAGGCTGCACGGTCATCGGGAACGAACTGGAAAACTTAGGATACAAGACAAAGTACGGCAGTTCAAAATGGGTACAGTCCACAGTCATCGGAATTATCAAAAATGAGAAATACAAAGGCGACCTGCTTTTGGGAAAGACATTCACGGTTGACCCGATTTCAAAAAGGCGGCTGGAAAACTTTGGGGAAGAAGATAAGTTTTATATCCGTGACCATCACGAACCGATAATCAGTGAGGAAATTTTTGAGGAAGCACAGAAGATACTGGCGAAGCGGAACACAAACCGCAACGTGCATCAAGAGGGGCAGAAAAGGAACAAGTTCAGCAGGAAATATGCGTTTAGCTGCATGATAAAGTGCGGATTTTGCGGCGGTACTCTGACACGGCGGAACTGGCACAGCAGCTCCGCATACACTAAGACAATCTGGCAGTGCGTCACCGCCACAAAAAACGGGAAAAGGCATTGCCCGCATTGTAAGGGAATCCCCGAAGAAGTGATTGAAAAAGCCTTTGTAAAGAGCTACCAGCTTTTATGCACAGACCAGCAGGAGGTTGTCGATGAGTTCCTGCAAAAAGTTGAGGGAATCCTTAATGATGATACTTCTTTGAAGCGTCTGCCTAAGATTGAAAAGGAAATGGCTGACCTGCATAGGCGAAAGGAAAAGCTGCTTGATTTAAGGCTTGATAATAATATCGACAGGGACATTTACGAAAAGAAAAACCAAGAGCTGTCCGAGCAGTTGAAGAAGCTCCAAGAGGAACAGGAGCGGTTGATGGAATTGGGCAGGAATCAGGATAACACCAGAACACGGTTAAGGGAGTTCAGAAAAGTGTTAGGTTCTGGGGAGATACTGGAGAGCTTCGACAGGGTGGTTTTTGAAAGCGTGGTTGAAAAAATAGTCATCGGAGGTTATAATGATGAGGGAGTGGAGGAGCCTTTGAAGATAACCTTTGTGTATAAAACTGGTATCCACTCCAATTTTAATGGAAAGGATTTTAAGCCAAAGCGTAAAAACGCTGCGGCTGTACATAATGACGCAGAATTGTGTTCCTATACGAGTGACGAGGCTGAAAAATTGTGTTTACATAGTAGCTCCGACACATGTGGAGTGCGTCGTATTGATGTCAAGGGTGAACCCTAACAAGTAAATAATGTGTAGTAAACAAAGAACTTTCTCAAGGGCTATTGTTAAAAGGTGCATGAAGTCATTGTGGAAGTCCTTTTTTGATGCTTGAAAATAGTTAAGTGTAAATTGGTCTACTCAGCAGGGTTGACACTAGGGAATGGATAGCAAGAAGTTGAACCCTAGAGGGGTTCAATTTCTAAATATATAGAGGGCGAAATATTTTATTTCTCCGTTGATAAAAATGTTTTCTCCATGTATAATATAAAATAGAGTTTGACTACACGTCTTAATCGGAGGAAATAGATGGAAGTAAGTTACAATAAATTATGGAAATTAATGATTGATAAAGGAATGCCAAATAAGAGTGATTTGAGAAAAGTCACGGGAATTGGGACAAATACACTTGCAAAGTTAAGCAAAAATCAAGTTGTTAGCATGGAAGTGCTAATGAAAATATGTTCAAGCTTAGACTGCGATATTTCTGATGTTTGCGAGTTTAAACAAGAAAAATTAACGGAGGATAACAAATAAATGAATGCAATAGATTTATTCGCAGGATGCGGTGGATTATCGAAAGGATTTATGGATGCGGGATTTGATATCATTGTCGGTGTTGATAATGATCAGGATGCGCTAAACACATTCGCGCTTAACCATAATGGTGCAAAGCCGTTGAATGCAGATTTATCCAAGCAGGAAACGTTTGACGAGATAAAGAAAATAGCCGGAGATAGAACAATAGATGTGATTATCGCTGGACCACCTTGCCAGGGATTTTCATTAACAGGCCCTCGTAATTTTGATGATGAGAGAAATAAACTATATCTGGCAGTAATTGAAATGGTAAAACAGTATAAACCTAAAGCTTTTATCATTGAAAATGTTCCAGGAATGGCAACTTTATATAAGGGCCAAATCAAAGAAGAAATTCTTAAGAGATTCCGAGATATGGGGTACAACATTGATTGTAAAATTTTAAAAGCCTGTGATTATGGTGTGCCACAGATGAGGAAACGTCTTATTTTCATGGGAATAAGAAAAGACTTAGGGGAACCTTGTTTTCCTGAAGCGCAGTTTGGTCCGGGAACAGATCGACCTTATCGTACTTGCCGCGATGCAATATCAGATTTGCCTACGAGAAATACTGAATTAGGAACGAATGAAGATGTTTATTCACAGGATGCAGCGACAGAGTATCAGAAAATGATGAGAAAGAACTGTATGGTTCTTTCAAACCATGTCGCTACAAATCATAAAGATTTCGTGAAAGAAACTATTGCATTAGTTCCAGAAGGGGGAAATTATAAAGATTTGCCTGTAGGAGTTGGAGAGAGTAGAACTTTTCATATGGCATGGACAAGATTAGGCGGTAACGCACCTGCACGAACGGTAGATACAGGACATAGAAATCTTTTTCATTATGAGTTGAATCGTGTTCCTACTGTGAGAGAAAATGCAAGAATTCAATCGTTCCCAGATGACTTTGTGTTTACAGGAACAAGAACAAAGCAAGATAGACAGGTTGGAAATGCGGTTCCACCTTTATTGGGCGAAGCATTAGGAAAAGCTATACTTGGAATTATAGGAGAGAAGAATAATGACTAAGATTAAAGCAATCGACTTATTTGCCGGGTGTGGTGGTCTTATGGATGGCTTTGAACAATCTGGACATTACGATACTGTTGCAGCAGTTGAGTGGGAAAAGGTGCCATGTCAAAATCTTGAAAATAGATTAAGAACAAAATGGAAGTATTCGGATGCGAGTCAGAGAGTTCTTAGATTTGATATACAGAGAACAGATGTATTATTTAAGGGGTGGACTGATGATCCAGATTATGGCTCATCGGTAGGATTAGATAAACTTATAGAATCTGCAGATGGAATAGATGTAATTATTGGTGGTCCTCCTTGTCAAGCATACTCGATAGCTGGTCGAGTGCGAGATGAAAATGGAATGAAGAATGATTACAGAAATTATCTGTTTGAAAGTTATATAAAAGTGCTAGAAAGATACAGACCCAAAGCGTTCTTGTTTGAAAATGTTCCAGGAATACTTAGCGCAAAACCAGGAGATAGACCAATAATTGATATTATACAAGAGAGTTTTGAAACTGCGGGATATCATATAATGAAGGATCTCAGTAAAGCGATTATAGATTTTACGGAATATGGAGTTCCACAGAATCGTAAGAGAGTGATTATTTTTGGAGTGCGAAAAGATATATTTCAAGACAAAAGTGAAGAAATTGTTCAATCATTTTATTTTTCGGCATTGCCAAAGTATAAATCTCCTCGAAAAGTAACTGTAAAGGAAGCTATTGGGGATTTGCCTAAATTATTTCCTCAGACAGAAGATATGAAATATAACGGGGCAAGAACAAGACATTCTTTACCAGATCCTATGGTCGCAAATCATGTGGCTAGATGGCAGAGTGATAGAGATGTTGGTATTTTTAAACTTTTGACAGAAGATATTGAATCTGGAAGAAATGAATATACCTCCATTTCTGCATTAAAGGAATTATATACAAAGATGACAGGAAAGAGCTCAAATGTTCATAAGTATCATGTCATCAAGTGGGATGAACCGAGTAACTTAATTCCTGCACATTTATACAAAGATGGATTAAGACATATTCATCCAGATTCATCTCAGTGTAGAACTCTCACAGTTAGAGAGGCAGCAAGATTACAAACTTTTGCTGATGATTACATTTTCGAGGGAAGCAACATGGAGCTATATAAAATGATAGGAAATGCGGTTCCATCTTTAGCGGCAAAATGTTGTGCAAACGCAGTCTATGATATTCTCACAGAGAATAGTAACTAGGAGGTAATGTATAGTGGCATATACTACAAATCAAGCCATAGAAACCTTGAATGGTTATCTGGGCATAAATAATGGTGAAAAAGAAATAATTGAGAATACAAAGAATAGAGGCTTTGTATTCTCATTGCCAAATGGAGAAAAAGCAGTAATCTTTGTTTATCCTTTGGTTCACAAGCAAGATAATACGAAAAATTATTTTGATACAAGGGATAGTGGTGCCTACGAACGAGGCGTTACATGGAATTATGCAATTGATAATAACTTAAAATACTTCTGTATAGGGGTAAATGATACTGTTGATAAATATGACGGATATGCTTTCAGTTTAGAGTGTAATGAGTCTGATATTGAAAAAATTTCAGGGACTATTAATGGATCAAGAAATGGTCCGGGAAATCAGATTATTATTCCAAATGATTATGCACCATCAAAACAAGTAGAGCGTATCGTAAATAAATTAGGGATATATATAACGGCAGTTCATAAAGATAATTTGATCGACTATCTTACTTTTTATGATAATCGCCCATATATGGAAAATGCTGTTTTAGCAAATTTAGATGAATTAGTCGATGATACTTATGTGGAAAGAGAAGATCCTTTTAAGACTGGCTATGAATCTTCGTTTTCAAGAAACAGAATTCTTTTTGGAGCACCGGGAACAGGTAAGAGTTTTAGTATCAACAGAGACCGTATAGAGTTATTAGGTGAGGGTAACGAGGATGACTATGAACGTGTAACTTTCCATCCAGATTATTCATATGCTAACTTTGTAGGAACGTATAAGCCTGTAATGGTTGATGATTCTGCAGAGACTATTTCCTTAGCAACAGAAAAAGAAGTGCTAGCTGTTTTAACTGATGAATCAAAGTCTGCCCAAGAAAAATACGATCTGCTTTATGACAGATTCAAGGGGGATGGACTAACAAGACTTCCGCTTTTGCTTGGTCTGTATACAGATGAAAGTTTTAAGACAAGAAAAGCTGACGGTTCAGATGCAGCTGGTGATAATAGCGTAGAACGTAATCATGGAAAGGCAATTAGATCATATGTAAATCTTTCAAAGCCATCAAAAGGAAAGAAAGATATCTCTTATGAATATGTTCTTGGCCCATTCATGCGTATGTACATTAAGGCATTGAAGAACAGCAGGACAGATAATGTTAAACCGTTCTTGTTAATTATAGAAGAAATAAATCGTGCCAATGTAGCAGCAGTTTTCGGAGATATATTCCAGTTGCTTGATAGAGGTGATGATTTTGTCAGCGAGTATCCAATCCAGGCAACCGAAGATGTTAAAAAATATCTTGCGAGAGAACTGGGTGGGGATCCGAGTGATTATAATAAAATAAAAATTCCGGATAACATGTTTATTTGGGCAACTATGAATAGCGCAGATCAGGGCGTATTCCCAATGGATACAGCATTTAAGAGAAGATGGGATTTTACATATCTTGGAATCGATGACAACGACCAGGATCTCCAAGGCAAGTATGTATATCTTGCTGATGATAAATCCCAGAAAGTGGAGTGGAATAAGTTAAGAAAAGCTATCAATAATTTCCTTGCAAAAGAGAAGATTAACGAAGACAAACAGCTTGGACCTTATTTCATTTCAAGAAGTATTGTTGTTCCTAAAACAGGGGCTGAGATTGATAGAGACAGATTCATTAGTACTTTTAAAAATAAAGTTATTATGTATTTGTTTGAAGATGCTGCAAAACAGAAGAGAGCGAGATTGTTTGAAGGTTGCTTCCAAAATAATAGCAGATACTCAGAAATTTGCAGAGAATTTGAAGCAAAAGGTGTCGGAATCTTTAACCATGACATTCAGTTGGACTGTGAAGTGGAAGATGTAAAATCCAACGATGAGTCACAGGAATAAGGAGGTCTGTTTATGATCTCTAAATTTGTACGAGAACAGAAAAGGTATACGCAAAATGAATTGTGTCACATTTTAAAGTGCAGCGAAGAACATGCGATTCCGTTAATCAGAAAACTGAAAGAGTTCGGTGTATTAAAGGCTGTTAAGGCTTCTGATATTCAGAAAAATATGGCGGATTTGTTAGAAGAGGATATCAAGGTGGTGGATGTAGAGGCAGGAGAAAATGAATATCTCTATGTGTTCACCTTCGTTGGAGTTATTGTTGTAGCCGGACGAGTTCTGAAATGCTATCCTAAGTATCTTTTGAATGCAAAGGAACCTACGGACGAACTGCGAAAGATCATAAAGGTTTTGGAGAAATACAACTCTAAAGAACAGATTGTTCGTATGTTCAACGATAGCAGTGAAAGTGGCTCCTTTAATCTGTTGGCTGTGCTGTTATTTTTGTTACAGGATTACTTTGAAAATGGTGTATATACCAATACAGAAGATATCATTGAATGTAACGGTTCTGGTGAAATACTGTGGGATAAGACTATCAATGAAACCTTTACTTTGCTGTCAGAGAACCGTCCATATTATATAGAATTACAAACTCGTAAAAGAGTCACCAATGATTTTGATTATTTCAAGAGGCTCCATGAGTGTGTAGTAACGATGGCTTCAAAAGAACTTCAAGACGCAGAGTTACTTGACTTATTTGAAATGACAGATGTTGATCTTACTGACGAAGAGTTGGATGATTTCGGAGATAAAGAATATATCTTATATCGAATTGAAAACGAACTTAATACTCAGTTCAACACAAGAAAGCAGTTGGTTTTGAAGACAATGTATGCTTATATCGATAGAAGAGGAAGTCTCTACGATACAGAGTGCTTGTCATTATTTGGGACAAATAGTTTCAACCTTGTATGGGAAAAAATCTGTGCAGACATTATGGATAATCAGTTAGATGTTCCTCTTGGCATTTTAAAACTGCCTGTGCCTTTGAAAGAAGGTTATGACAGAAGACGGAAGCTGATCGAATTAATCGAGAAACCATTGTGGACGATTACAGGAAAGTGTGCGAAAGATACATTGATACCAGATTTGGTTTCCATTTGTAAGGTTAATGGTCAGCATCAATTCATCATATTTGATGCGAAATATTATAATGCTCATTTGGAAAAAGGAATTGTTCCAACAGGGCAGCCCGGCATAGAATCTGTTACTAAACAGTATCTATATCAATTGTCATATCAGAAGTTTATAGAAGAGCACAATTTCTCAGCTGTAAAGAACTGTTTTCTGCTTCCAACAGAAAATAACGAGATAGAAGATAAGGGTGAGGCTCGAATGGAGATGCTTTCTAATTTGGGACTTCAAGATATAAAAACACGGTTGATTCCTGCAACAATGGCATATGATTTGTACCTTTCAGGAAGAAAAATGGATATGGAAATTTTGAAATTGTAATGATTTAATAGGAGGTCGCAAAAATGAAGCAGATATGCTTGGGAACAATGATAACCCTAATATATCAAAGCCGCACACGTAGTGCAGATACAATTAAATCCGTGTGTAGTGGTATTTTTGCGGCCTATGGGTTGGATATTAACACATACAATAATGGATTGCCTAGCCACTTGAAGAGTGGACATGACCCTGTTCCTATCGAATTGATATCCGCAGCTAGAATTGCAAATATTGATTGTGTTGCAAAAGGCATTGAAGATAATTTAATTCCTTTGATTCATCAAGATAAACATGATCAATTATTTCTTGCAATCAAGGAAGTGCTACGTGAGGATAAAAGCATTGTTGGTACAACTGTAGTTGGGGTTACACCTGGATTTGAGAAAGATAGCATTCTAAATCAGAATTCACTGTACGAGGCGATGACACTTGCAAATATTATAACCTACGCCATCACTCAAACCGAAAATGATAAGTGCAAAGCGGCTATTCACGAAATTGGCAAAGACTATGTAGATAGTTTTGCAAATTCTAAAGATAAAGTGTTTTTCCTACTTCCACAGGTAGATAATGATCAAGTATCACCTTTAAAAAGAACGTTGAAAGACCCGATGTTTGATAGGTTATTCCTTAAGGCAACAGATATGACTATATCTGCACTTGCGAATCCAACCAAAGCATCTGTTTTTTACCTTGATCCAAGTAATTGTAAATTTCGATTCAGTGGTCTGAAAGATTTTATTATAAATAATATTGGAAGTTACGTATTCTCAAGAGCTCAAATAAAAAGGATTTATGATAGAACAAAGAATCAGGCTGCGATAGGTTCACAGGCAATGCTAAAGTTTATAACTACATATGGAGCAAATGCAGAATCGGTTCTTGGAGAAATATTACTTTATATTTTTATGGAGCAAGAACTGGATGCTCCGAAAATTATGAGTAAGATTGAGATTAATGAATCAAATCGTAATTCTGTTAGCAAGAGCGATGGTGTGCATTTACTGTCCATTAATAAAGCCGGGCAATCTTTCCATCAGCTTGTGTTTGGAGCATCAGATATAGTTGGTGACTTACAGATTGCTATAGATCGTGCATTCGATAAAATCATAGCTGTAGAAAATAACCATGATTCAGAACTTCTAATGGTTGATAACACGACACAGTGGACTATATATGATGGGGGTGCGGACAAAAAACTGGACTTCCACGGACTCCGAAAGGAGCTGGATCACTATGTATTCTCAGGACAAAATCAACATCGCATTACAGGTTTATCACCAGTGCGGTTCTGTAACTAACACCATACGCGTGCTGGGATATCCAACCAGAAGGGCACTCTATACATGGATTGAAAACGAGGGTATCCAAAAGACGCCGCGAAAGGCATTGGATAACACTAATACCGCAACGCACCCACGTAACCCTCCCGTCGAAGTCAAAATGGATGCGATCCACCGTTGCTTTGAGCTTGGAGAAAGTATAAAATATGTGTCAGAGGAGATTGGCTACAGCCGGGCAAGCATCTATGCCTGGCGGAAAAAATATCTCCAGGGAGGCACGGTCGCACTGATGAACGACAAAAACATAAAACCTGGTACCCTTGTGGAAGGCACGCAGGATTCCCCTGATGCTGAAATGCGGCATCTGCTTGCCCGAATGGATGACATGCAGATGGAAATAGACATATTAAAGGAAACCATCAATGTATTAAAAAAAGACCCCGGCATCAACACAGAAACCCTCAAAAACAGGGAGAAGGCAGCGATTGTTGATGCCTTGAAAGGGAAATATCCGCTGCCATTGCTGCTAAAACAGCTTAAACTGCCAAAAAGCAGTTATTATTATCAGGAGACTGTCTTCAAAAAACAGGACAAGTATTCCAGCATACGTAAAAGGATCTCCGCCCTTTTCCATGAAAACAACGGGCGTTATGGGTATCGCAGGATACACGCCCTGCTCAGCCGCGAGGGAACCGTCATCTCCGAGAAAGTTGTGCGCAGGATCATGGCGGAAGATGGGCTTGCGGTCAGAGTCAAGAGCAGGCGGAAATATAGCTCTTATCAAGGGGAGATCTCGCCTTCTGTGCCAAATGTGGTAAACAGGGACTTCCATGCGGAAAAACCGAATGAGAAATGGCTTACCGACATCACAGAATTCGCCATCCCTGCCGGAAAGGTCTATCTTTCCCCGATTGTGGATTGTTTTGATGGGATGCTGCCATACTGGACGGTCAGCACGACACCGGATGCTGCCCTGGTGAATGACATGCTGGATGGCGCAATCTCACAGTCAGGGGTGGCGGAGCATCCCGTCGTCCATTCTGACAGGGGATCACTACCGCTGGTCTGGCTGGATAAGCCGCATGGAGAAAGCCGGATTGGAGCGTTCCATGTCAAAAAAGGGATGCTCCCCTGACAATTCCGCCTGCGAAGGGCTGTTTGGCCGTCTGAAAAACGAGATGTTTTACAACCGGGACTGGACAGGAGTAAGCATCCAGGAATTCATTGACATACTGAATGAATATCTGGCATGGTATAACGAAAAGCGGATAAAAATATCCCTTGGAAACATGAGCCCGTTGGAGTACAGGAGGAGCCTTGGTCTGGCTGCTTAGCCAGTTCAAGAAAATGTCCGCACCCCCGAATGAGTATTACAAAATGGATAGTAAAGGCGAAAAAGAGTTTGCACAGAAGCTTGAGAATAACCAGAATGTATTGTTGTTTACAAAGTTGAAAAAGGGCGGTTTTATCATTGATACACCTTATGGAAATTATTCTCCTGACTGGGCGATTGTATGCAGGAAAGATAGTTTGCACAGTCCGGAATTGGGGATTTACTTTATTGTTGAAACGAAAGCAGATAAGCAGGATGTCAACTTACAGGAAGTAGAGAGGAACAAGATTTGGTGCGGTAAACTGCATTTTCAGGCAGTATCTGAACAGGTAAGATTTGACTGGGTAAATGGTTACGAAGATTTTCGACAGAAATTTGGAGTTGCGGAGAGTGAATAAGTAAATGAGGAGTAGGTATGTTTTCGTCAACCAATGAATTTGATATTAATAGAAATGGTGTGAGTTCAAATCAGGATTTTATCTCTTTAATAGATTTACTTACGCAAATCAGAGATTTTCTTAGCGAATTAGGATATTTGACTTTTGGCAGAGATATGTCTGTTTTTAGGCAAACAGGGGCGGTAAATGGCAATATGATTCTTGATTCTGCAACAAGGACTATGGAGAGTATTCGCTTCTGCTGTATGAATGCCAATTTTGCTGATGCATATTCTCTGCTGCGTAAATATCGGGATGATTTATTTTATTATGTGTATCTTTTTACAGTGGCTGACAATAGTGATTTTACACAGTATGTTGATGTACAGCAATTAAATGAAGATGAAAAGAATATTTGGGATTGGGTACATAACCAGCAAAATGATTTGCATATAGGTTCCGTTTTAAAGTGTATTGCTTCACATCCATCCGCAAGAAAGGCAGTAAAGGATTTTCAATTAAAGGATTCGTTTGATAAGCTTGCAGATAAGCTAAATAATTATGTGCATTCCAATGGTTATCGGTTTTATAATGAATCATACAACCGATTGGATGAAAAAAACAAAATAAAAGAGGAGTGCAAGGAGTTTGGTGAAGCAGCGATTTTTATTACAATTTCATTTTTGTTCTTGGTAGTGTTAATAAAACCATTGCTTATAATGTCATCTGACTATACAGATTATCTGGATGTCGGAGATACGCCGCCAGACGGTTCACAGTATTGGGTTGCACCGTTTGTATCAGATTTTTTAAGTACTCATAAAAATGTGTTAGATGATAGATGTGATAGTTATCTAAGAGAAAAAACAGGAATGCAGATTTAGTGGAGGTATATTATGGCAGATATTAAATATGATATCTTGGAAGAACTCGGAGTGCTTTCCGAGAGTGCTAAGGGATGGAAAAAAGAATTGAATCTCATTTCGTGGAATGGAGGAGCTTCCAAATACGATATTAGAGATTGGGCGCCTCAACATGAAAAGATGGGAAAAGGAATCACTTTGAGTAAAGATGAAATAAAGGAACTATATAAAATTCTAGGTAAGATTTTAGAAGAATAGAATTGGATGGTGATTTTATTGAGAAGGGCAGAAGGCAGGGAAACATTTTATAGACTGTTAGAATGGGATAAAGGACAAGCGGCATCGGAAAGGCTGGCAGCATTGATTTTAGAGCAGGAGGGGTTTCGTGATATTGATCCTTCACATCCCTTGGGTGGAAAAGACGGTGGCAAGGATATGCTATGCGAATTTAATGGCTTTAAGTGGATTGGAGCTGTATATTTTCCAAGAGGGCAGCAAAATTTTAGTGCAATAAAGAAGAAATACAGACACGATTTGGAAGGTGCTTATAGAAACGGAGCAAAAGGAATTGCTTTTATAACGAATCAGGAATTATCACTGATGGAAAGAAAAACATTAGAAGAAACAGATGAAACGTAAGCGCCAAATAATAATGCGGTCAGATATAAAATTACCCCAGCCCTTTGCGAGTTGGAGTAATTCACTATAATTCACATGCGATTTTTGATTGGAGTTTTTCACTCCAGGGTGCAAGCTCTGCGAGCTGATTATCGGCCATCTCTTTCGTTGGCCGATGGTCCAACAGAAATTTCAGATATCCGTAAACATTCAGGTCATGCGCCTTTGCCATCTCAACCATTGTATAAACTACAGCACTGGCATTGGCTCCTTCTACAGAATCACTGAACAGCCAGTTTTTGCGGCCGACTGCAAACGGACGCATCGCGTTCTCGCTGAGATTGTTTGTGAAGCTGCAGCGGCCATCCTCCAGATAAGTCTGTGCTGTTTCCCGCCGGTTAAGGACATAATTCACTGCTTTATCCATGCGGGTATTCCGGACTGGCTTTTGCTGCTCAAGCCATGACCAGAAAGCCTCCAGAACAGGTTTTTCCTTCTCGAGACGCAGCTGCTTACGCTTTTCATAATCACCGGGATATTTTTTGTGAATGGAATCCTCTATGGCAAACAGGCGGTTACAGTACTGGACTCCCTGTACTGCCGGCTGGCTGTAATCATACGGTTTCCCTTTGGGAACGGCGTCGATAAAGTACCGGCGGATATGTGCCCGGCAGGAACACCGCTTGATATCCGGCAGGCTGTTGTAGCCCTGATAACCATCCGTTTCCAGATACCCATGATAACCTTCCAGGAACTCTTTTGCATGGCTGCCACTCCTGGTTGGAGAATAGCCATATAAAATAATGGCAGGAAGACCGTCTTCGCCGCTGCGGAACAACCACATAAAAGATTGTGTCTGTGCCCGGCGTTCTTCTTCCTTCAGTACCTGGACCCGGGTCTCATCTGCCATTGCGAAGCTGCGCTTCAGCAGTTCCCGGTGGAAGTAATCATACATTGGCTGGAAGTAATTCCTGGAGCAATAGATGATCCAGTTGGCAAGTGTCGTCCTGCTGATCCGGGCACCATACTGTTTCCAGTCTTTCTCCTGACGGTACAGGGGAAGTCCATTGGCGTACTTCTGATACATCGTCCATGCAACGGTGGATGCGGTCGCCGGTCCTTTTCCTACCAGAGCCTGTGGAACTTGGGACTTTACAATCACAGGTTTTTCCGTGTCTCCCAGTCCTTCCTTACAGGACGGGCATCCATAACTCTGACTGTAGTATTCGATCACTTTGCATGTGGCCGGGATGAATTCCAGCTCACGGCGGACATACGCTTCGCCGATCAGCACCATCTGCGTACCGCAGACCGGGCAGACCTGATCTTCTTCCGGAAGAGGGATAACTGCTTTTTCAACCTTCAGCCCTTTGAAAAGCTCCTCATGGGTTGCTTTCTTCTTGCGGGCATGCTCCCGGATCACGGTATCTTCTTCCAACAGGGATAGATCCTGTTCCACTTCGGCTTCATCAAAAAGGTTCTGCTGTCCTGGAATGTCATCGGTTCTTCTTTCACTGGAGGAACCGAAAAGCTTTTTGGTAAGATAGTCCACCTGTTCCTGAAGGGCTTTTTCGTGGCTGGTTTTTTCGTCAATAACAAGACGGAGAGATCTGATCAGTTCCGTTTGCTCAGAGATCATTGTTTTCAGCCCGGTTATGGTGTCCTTCAGCTCTCGCAGCTGGATGTCTTTTGCACTGGAAGCCATCGTTCTCTCCTTGGATTTGATACCTTTATTATACCAAAAATACAGCCATTCCTAAAGGAAAACAAGTGCTGAAAAACGCTGAATTTATAAGGAAATCTGCCATTTTTCTGTGCAGGATTTTTACCGGAATCCAGATGCTTTTTTACTCTGCTTTAATTGCTTTTGGCTGGTCGATATCAATTCCTGACATCAGCCAGTCGAACTCCCGCCAGGAAAGATCTCGGACTTCCGACTGCTTCCTTGGCCATTGATAGCCGCCCCGGACAGACAGCCGTTTATAGATCAGGACAAAGCCATCCGGTTCACGGAACAGAGCTTTGATCCTGTCCCGTCTTCTTCCACAGAACAGGAAGAGCGCACTGGATGCCGGATCCATCTTAAGCTGGTCTTCGACAATGGCACAGAGCCCATCGATCGATTTGCGCATATCTGTATAGCCGCAGACAATGTAAATCTTTTCGAGGCCGGAGATATCACCTAACATGAGGTCTCCCGGACCAGGCGGAGCGTCCTGGTGAGCAGGACAGGATCCGCATCATTGCTGATGCGGATTATCACATCATTCATGGACACTTCAATCGTATGGGAATTGTCAGGGTTCGTCTGGTGCATCTGCGATGCTGTATGCTGTTCCGTAAGGTGATCCGGAACAATGGCAATGGGAACCACGTCCTGCTTTGAACGCGGGATCTCACAATGACCATAATTCGGTGCCGGAATCTGATCCGCTGCTGTTTTCCTGCAGCGGCTGACCCAGTTATAAAAAGTGCTTACAGCGATACCGTTTTCACGGCACCAGTCAGCATCTGTCATGCCGCTTTGGCGGCATTCATTGATAAGCCGGATCTGTTCCGCCATCGGAACACGGGCTTTGCGTGTAGCTGCCATAACCTATCCTCCGTAATTGTAGTGAAATAGTCTAACTGTATTTCATTTACAATGATAGAGGAATCCAGAAGATTAGAAAATCCGCAGGAATATTTGGCGCTTACATTGGAAAGATTGTTGTACAGGTTTGAAAGCAGATTTGCTGTCCGCTGGTCAGCATCTTCTGTATGGTACGGTTCTAAGATACTGACAGCTTTTAATCGTTTCTTCAAGGCATTTTTATAATCATTTTTGATAAGAAACAGTTCTGCCTTATAGTCAAGAAGCAACGCCCTGTCGCAGTAGGAATGCGTATCCTGTTTCATTATATATTCTATCCGTTCTACAAGTTTTGGCAGATAGTCCGTCACAAGATATTTTTCAAGATACGGGAACATATCCTGAAGGAACAGCAGATAATCCTCTGGTATGTCTGCTAAAATTTTTTCTGTAATACTGATAAGAGAATCAATCACATTCTGCGGTCTTTTAACTTCCAGTCCATGCACAAGGCAGATGCAATGCAGACTGTCAAGCAGTGTATGGCAGTTTGATATGGACGGCAATGTTTCCAGTGCAACAATTTCTCTTATCAGTGGGTGCAGACTGATTTTTCGGTTTTCTCTGTCATCATGGATAAAACCGTATTTGGCGAGATAATTCACATCATTTAATGAGGGCAGTTTCAGCCAGTTTCTAAAAGCATTTTTTAAAACGCCAGAGGCAGAAAGCAGGGAAAGGTTGCGCAGGATATCAAGGCAGGGATCAGACAGTTTCCCAAGCTGTAACAATTTCTTTAAATGCTCTGCCATCAGTCCGTCGGTGTAATCTCCATCCTTATATAATTCAACAGCTTCACCGGAAGAAATACTCAGTCCGCAGGTCTGTAATTCATATAGCAGTTCTTCTGCTTCCATACCGTTTGCGGATAAGGATAAAGCAGACAACACAACAGTCAGCGTATGGCTGTGTACGGTTTGTATGATTTGCTTTGTAGCCAGTGCATCTTTTTTTGCGGAAGGGCACAGACGGTAAAACAGTTCCGGCAGTTCGGTATCTGTATCCAGCTCTTTTAATTCCATAATGGGGTACTGCGTAGGACAGCATCTGGTGGTTATCAATAGCTGGAAATCATTCTGCTCAAATTCCCTGAAAAAGCTGTCATCCTTTGGAAGTACATTAAAATTATCAAGAATAATAAGGCTGTCATAGTGCAGCTTTTTCAATATCTTATAGTGTCTGTCAAAAAGCATATCTTCGGTCATTTCACTGGTATCATTGTCAAATTCCATGCCTGCAATGCTTTTCACTAAATCTCCCACATAATAGAGGTAAATGATATTTGTATATTTCTTACGGTTTTTTTCCGCAAAATATTTTGCAAATTCACTTTTCCCGATCCCTGCCACGCCGCTGATAAAAAGTGTGGGGTGTTCCTGCAAAAGTTTCCCGCATTCTTTCAGTTCATTTTTACGTCCTACAAATTCTTCCGTAATGGAGGGCAGGCGGCTGCTTTGTATGGTATCGGATAAATCGGGTGAAAATAAGCCGCTGTGTTCATGATCTGACAGAATGGCATAACGGACTGCGGCAGTAAAAAATGCCGCATTATCGGTAAGTGCAAGTATTTCATTTGCGGTTTTGTTACCAATGATATTGCGGCTGTCATTGATCAGTTCCTCTATTTGGAAACGTGCCTGTGATTCATTTATCAGGTTCGGAATGATTTTGCATCGGAAATTTTTTTCCATGACTTCAAAATTATTTTCCTCATAAATGCGCAGAATTTCCATAGGTATCGGTCTTGCTCCGGTGCACCAGCGGCTGTACATGGTGTTGTTTTCTGCATATATTTCACTGCTTGGAAGTTCATCGTTCAAGTATGCAGAAAATAAGCTGCGGACAAGCTGGTGTTGCTGATATGTTTTCTTTTTATTTTCAAGCAGTATGCTTATTATATTTGCAAAGGTAAGTCGGTTTCTCAAATTATTTTCTCCTTCAAAAAATTCTATGTCAATGTATGGTCAAGTCTCTGTCAATGTTTTTCCGTTTTCTGTATTGGTATCATAAATCCATGAAAGCGTAGCCGCTTAAAGCCATCAGGCAGACAAGGCGGTTACAAAAGAATTATATCATGCTGTGGATAAATCTTGTGTCGAATTATGAAAAAATTGGAAGAAGGTTTGGAAGCAGCAAAAGAACATTGATAAATAATCCGCCAAAACGGATTCATGAGCTGTATTTCATGCCAACAGACCTGCAAAGATACTTATGTAGAAAAGAGGAGCAGGCAGACACTTCCGAAAGGGTAGGAATATTCCGAGCAGGGGGAGCCCACAGGCAGATTTTGAAACAAAAATCGTTGCTAAAGGTCAGCAATGACAGCATGGGATACGAATGGAGGCCAAATGGGTCAACGCTTTTGCCAGAGATGTTCATTTTGTTAAATTCAATGTATCAATAAAGAAGTCGATAGTGAAAATATTAGAATGAGGAGGAGTCGGATGACAAGAGAAATGGAGTATGCAAAGTGTATAGCAGTCCTTCGCAGGATTTACCGCAAGGGGAGTATTACAGAATCAGAGTTTCGATATACAAAGGGGAAACTGAAAGACAGATTTATGATTGTGGAAAATACCGATGAAGCAGCATAAAATTTTTCGGTACATTCGTTAATATTTAAGTTTGAGGATATGATGGCAGCATACAGAGGATGTTTCAAAAAGAAAAATTCTTTGTAGCTGTCATTTCCCATATAGGACTGACAGTAATTAATATGCAGATTATTTTAAAGATTGGAGGAATTGTATGAGCGAAGTGCAGGTATTGCAAAAGACAAAAATTGTTCCGAATGGCAGGAACAGGGGCAGTACGGGAGCTTTGAGGGTTGACCGTATCAGGGTGGCGGCATACTGCCGTGTATCTACCGATGATGATGAGCAGTTGGGGAGCTTTGAATCACAGAAACTGTATTATGAACAAAAGATAGCATCGAATAAAGATTGGGTAAATGCAGGAATATTTGCGGATGAAGCGGTCACAGGAACAAAGACGGATAAGCGGAGTGGATTTCAGGATATGATTGCCCGTTGCCACAATGGCGAAATAGATATGATACTTACAAAGTCTATTTCACGGTTTGCACGCAACACGGTAGATACGCTGAATTATGTGAGAATGCTCCGCGACCGGAATATTGCCATATTTTTCGAGAAGGAAAATATCAATACACTTGATATGAACGGCGAGCTGTTATTGACTATTATGAGTTCCCTGGCACAGCAGGAGGTGGAGTCGCTTTCACAGAATGTCAAGATGGGATTGCAGATGAAAATGAAGCGCGGTGAATTAATCGGTTTCAATGGCTGTTATGGATATGATTATCATACCGAGGACAAGAGCATAACTGTCAATGAGGAAGAAGCGGAGATTGTCCGTATGATTTATGATATGTATCTGGAGGGTTATGGAACAACCACGATTGCAAAACGGCTGATGGAACTTGGAATTAAGAATAAAAAAGGAGAAGTAAGCTGGCATACGCATGGTGTTATGGGGATGATTAAAAATGAAAAGTACAAAGGGGATATTCTTCTTGGAAAGACATTTACTACCGATCTAATTTCCAAACGCAGGCTTGCAAATATGGGAGAAGAAAACCAGTATTATCTCAGAGATCATCATGAGCCGATTGTCTCAAGAGAAATCTGGGATAAGGCGGAGGAAATACGCATGAAGCGTTCCCGAAATAAAGTAGTTGAAACAACCGGAAACAGGGAACATTATACACGCCAGTATTCATTCAGCAGTATGTGCGAATGTGCCTATTGCGGACATAAACTAACACGCAGGACAAGACACAGCAGGTCTGATTATGAAAAACCGGTGTGGCAGTGTATGAATGCCACTAAGAATGGCATTGCTAACTGTCCGAACTGTAAAGTAGCCGATGAAGCAATTTTAGAGGGAGCTTTTCTGGATGCTTTTGGACTGCTGGCAGGTAATTTTGATGATGTGCTGGATGTGGTATTGTCATATGTGGCGGAATCGGCTGACAGTGATGAAAATATACGGAAGAAACAGCAGATTGATAAGGATATTTCTTCACTGGAATCAAAAAAATCGCGGATGACAGACATGCTGATCGATGGTACAATATCCAAAGAGGTGTATGAGGAAAAAATGGTAGATTTCACCAGAAAGCTTCATAAGCTGTCTGAGAGAAAAGCACTTCTTGAGGACAGCATCTGCACGCAGAAAGATATAAACAGGCGGATGTCAGAACTTCGTGACACACTTGAAAAGGAACAAGTCCTTGATGAATTTGACAGGGTAGTTTTTGAGAGTATCATCGACAGGGTAATTGTTGGAGGATATGAGGAAGACGGTACACCCGATCCTTATAAGCTGACCTTTGTGTTAAAAGGTAATCAAACAGGAACAGTGCCACATGCTAAGGAGCAGTTTAAGGAAAAGACAAAGAAGTCAAAGGAAGAAAAGAGGGTGTCATAAGATGGAGAACGGGCTGGCAGAAGTTGTTGATAAGACTGTAATTATGGAAGTGGACGCAGAATTGAGTTTGTGTTCATGTGAGAGTGACGTGGTGGGCGAAACGTGTTCATTAGGCGGTAACGGTGCATACAGAATGTGTGGTGGGAATGCAAAGGAAACATATCTGGAAATCCTTTATTTAAAACAGTTTTATAAGCATTTTGTGTTTGTGGAAGATGAAGAGGGGAAGAGGAAAAAGAGGATAGAGAAGTATTTTGAGGTTTCGGCCGTGGTTGATGTGGGGTGTGGGGATACAAAAAATAGTCATTTTAAAAATAGTTATATATTTTAGATTTGATATTTTTGTAATCTGAAATTACATTGTGTTGTTTTTGCATGAGGATGGTTTTCATATCTACATCTTAAGAGAAAAATTGTCCTATGCAAAAACTTCTTTTTATTCAGGTGAGTACTTATAATAGAGAATCGCTGTTTGAATATTAAAAGTTATTGCTATTTGGGAGGATAATATGCCATTAGAAAAAGGTGGTAGAGCGGACAAAAAAGGTAACCAATATGAAATAAATTGTATTATTTATGAGATTCTGAAAATTTTAGATGAGATAAATTATAGCGTTGTTATCGAAGCGCTTGGTGTAGATGAAATAGGAACAGATATTCTTGTAACGACTTTTGAAGGTATGAAGGAACATCAGCAGTGTAAAGCACGAAATGCCAGTAAAAAAAGTTGGGGGATTTGTGACTTAAGAGCACGAAATATATTGAGTGCATGGAAAACACAATTGAATCGAGATAATGGTAGGAGGGTTGCGTTAATTAGTCCAATGGAGTGTTCTTTTTTAGTCGATTTAAACGATCGGGCGAATAACACAAGTGGTAAAGCTGAAGATTTTTATGCGGTTCAGATTATGGAAAGCGGTAAGGAGTTTCGAGATTTTTATAAAAATTTTTGTACGGAGATGGGGTTAAACTATGAGATAGATACGGATATAATAAAAAGTATAGATTACCTAAGAAGAATTAGTTATAAGCCTATGCCGGAATATACGCTTCGAGAACTTATAAATCAAAGCATAAAGTTTTTGTTTATAAGTGAAAAAGATGTTGTATATAACGCTCTTGTTTCTTTGGTAGTTACAAAGGATATATTAGGAAAAGAAATAACGCAATCTTTGCTGTATGATTATTTTAAGAATCAGAAAATAGAGCTTCGGTTAAGAGATAATGATGATAGGATTGTTCCAAGGGTAAATGAAATTAATCAGGAATACAGAGAAACTTTTAAACCCTTGCAAGAGGGATTGATAGAGAGAAAAGAATTTAGCAGGTGTATAGAATTAATAGAAAATGAAAAATCATTTATTATTTGTGGAAACGCAGGATATGGAAAAAGTGGATGTACGGAAGCAATTTTAAATTACTGCGAAGGAAAGAGGATACCGCATATTTCTATAAAACTTGATAGGAGGATACCAAAAGGAAATTGTGAAAGGTGGGGGCAGGAGTTGGGTTTGCCAGGTTCAGCTGCCTATGCAATTCATTGTATTTCAAAGAATGAAAAGGCTGTAATTGTATTAGATCAGTTGGATGCTTTGAGGTGGACACAGGCAAATTCAAGTGAGGCAATTTCCGTATGCATGGAATTAATCAGGCAGGTAAAATACCTGAACCGTGAGAGGGAAAAGAAAATAATTATGGCGTTTGTCTGCAGAACTTATGATTTCGAAAATGATAATAGTATCAATTCCTTATTTAAGAAAGAAGAGGCAGAAGAAAGCGATTGGGTAATTGTTCATATAGAAAATTTTGATGAAGATACGGTAAAGAGAATTATTGGTGAGAGGTATGATAACTTATCCTTTAAGCTGAAATTGTTATTAAGAATACCAGGCAATATTTATATTTGGCAGCATTTAGATAAAGAAGAAACATACAGCGATTGTCTGACTACAAGTCATCTAATCGAAAAGTGGTTTCATCAGATTTGCAGAAAAAGTATTACGGAGGGATTACAGGAGAGAACTGTTATTGAAGCAACGTCTGTTATAGTGGATAAATTGGATAAAATAGGACGTTTGTATGTTCCGCAGAATATTTTAAATGTTGGGGAGGCCGGAATAGATTATCTAATATCATCGGAAATTATTGTAAAGCAGGAAAATAAAATTGGGTTTGCACATCAATCTATTTTGGACTATTTCATATCGAAAAGAATGATGGAAAGATATTTTGAGGATGAAAATATTGAAAATATCATAGGAGAGAAAAGAAAGCAAAATCCGGGAAGAAGATATCAGGTTCAGATGTTCTTACAGAATATATTGGAATACGACAGTGCAGATTTTATCAGAGCAGGAGAAGCGATGCTGTTTTCTGAGGGTATAAGATATTATGTGAAATTTGTATTTTATGAAATTTTGGGACAGATTTTAGAACCTGATGAAAATATTATTCAATTTATCATAGAGAATTGTGAAAATAAAATTTATGGAAAATATTTATGGAATAATGTTATCTACGCTAAAAAACAGTATGTTGCTATTTTGAGGAATCATGGGATATTAGATAGATGGTATCAGGATATAGACACAAAAGAAATTGTTTTTTGTTTGCTGCAAAGTTTAAGTCCGGATTTGTCCGTAGAAGATATCATGTTTATTAAAAAATATCTTTTTAAAAGTGAAGAAGATGATAAAAAATTTATCAAATGTTTTTGGCGCGGTATTACAGAAGAAAGTGAAGACATGTTTGAGTTGAGGATGTTGTTATATGAGCATTATCCTGATTTGTCTCAAGAATTTTCTATAGGTATAAAATCTATGATGGGACAATATGAGATGCGTGCCGTCAGACTTATTTCTTTTTATCTGAAAAACAAGTTTAAGAGTCAGGGGAAATACGTCTATCGTTATGAAGAAGAATTGTTTGATGCAGACCATTCTTTTTTGGTTGAAAATGGGGAATTTGTTCTTACGGAATTGCTTCCCTATATTTCTAAAACCGATTCAGCAGAAGTAAAATACAATGAATGGTCAGGAAAATATTGGAATAAAAGGGGAATAGAGAGAGCCTGCGTAGAGTTGATAAAAAAAGCGAATGTTGCTGTGATATCAAAATCACCGGAAAAGTTCTGGAAATATTATGAACTATATATGGGAAATGGATATCATGTATTTAATGAGATAATTTTGCATGGTTTAAGTTATTTGCCGGGTTATTATAGTAATCGAATTATACGTTATATTGGCAGTGATTTAGATAAGAATATTTTTGACTATACCAGTGGGGCAGAAAATGAATTAGAATTGGTGAAAAATGTTTTACGAGTTCATGGGAAACAATGCGGAAAGGAACAATTGCTTTGGTTGGAAAACGTGATTTGTAAATATGTTTCTCCAGAAGCATTCGAATGGTATCAAAGTAGAATAGAATGGAATAAGTCAAAACAAAGCGAACGTGTGTATTGGAGCTTCTGGGGTGATTTACAATATGAATTATTATCATGTTTACCAGAAGAAAGAATCAGCGGGAAAAGCAAAGATTTGTTACAGGTACTTGGCAGAAGATTCCATAAAGTTCAATCACGTTACTATCATAAAAATGGACATTGGAGAGGGGGAAGTTCCCCTGTGTCTGGAAAAAATATTGGTAAAAGACAGTGGCTTCAAATAATAACGAATAGCAAATTAAAAAATCGAAATGGGTTTAAAAATATTGTAATAAAAGGAGGAATTATTAAGAGTTATCTTGAAACGTATGCAGATGATTTCCGAGAAGCAGTAAAACAGGTACCACAGGAAATGATAGAGCTTGTTTTAGAGTATAAAGATAATGTATTGCCTGTTTTTATAGATGCTCTGTTTTCTGGCGTAGAGTTTTCAGAGCGTTTGAAAGAGGTTGGGCATGAAACAATAGAAAAAATGTTTCATACATTTCCATGCGATTTGAAGACACATAGAGCATATCAGTTTTGCGGCATTATTGAGGAAATGGATTCGGCTGTGTGGTCTGTGGAAGTGTTGAATCAGTTGAAAAGTATTGCATTAGAACATGAAAATCCTGTGTTATACAAGCCAAATATAACAAGCCCGGAAGATAAGAACATGAAAAGCTGTCAAATGTTAAGGAGCAATGCCTTAAACTGTGTGAGGGGACAAGCAGCAAGTGTAATCGGGCATTTATTGAGGAAGGATAAAAATTTATTAGTACAGTTTAGAGAAGTTATTGAAAAACTGGCATTTGATGAAAATCCTGCGGTACGTTTTGCTGTATTGTATGCTTTATGGCCTGCTTATGATATTGAACGGGAATGGGCAGAGGAAAACATCATAAAAATTTATGAAGCTGATGTACGGACTGCAGGTTTTTATGATTCTATAAATATGTTTTTTCGTTTATATCCAAAATATAAAGAGCGAATTTTAAAAATCATTGAAAAATGCTTTTATGATTCTGACAAAGAGCTTATAGAAGCAGGCGGACAGGCTGTATGTGAATTCTATATACAATACGGGAAGTTTGACCATATTATGTTTCATGATGAAACATTAAATGAGGATCAGGTAAAAGCTATATTAGATATGGCTGTTCCGTATTTAGATATTGGTGATTATCGAGAGGTGGCAAAGACAATTATTCTCAGATATACAAATTGTGATATGGATTTAGAGCTGCCGCTGGTTCGGATTTTTAACCAGGAACATATTAAGTTGGAAGATGACAGAAAATTTTTGGAAGAAATTATGGATTCAAAAGCAGGTAGAAGGATCGTGTGGTCTTTTACACGTTATCTGAAGGAAAACGCATTTTCTGTTGTCGACTATGCAGACATTATCATAAAATCATGTGAAAATATTTTGTATCTGGAATCGGAAGAATTAAGAAACCAATGGGGGACAGAGGACGAAATTTCAAAGTTAATTATTTCTTTATACGATGAAACTGCTAACTCTGAAAAAAGAGATGATAAGCAGATTGCTGAAAAATGTCTGGAGTTATGGGATATTACGTTTGAAAAACAATTGGGTTCCGTAAGAGAGATTAGCAGAAAATTAATGGAAAGATAATAGCTTGAGATTAGTAGTTGCTACATAAATATATGATAATTTCTCTTGGATATCGTGTGAAATCTTTAATCGCTACGCAATTTCAGCACCGGGCAACTGAACGTCTGAAAGAATATATGATAAAAGGCTTTGCGATGGATGATGAGCGATTAAAGAATCTGGGAGGCGGAAATTACTGGAAAGAGTTATTAGACCGTATACGGGATATTCGCTCATCAGAAAAAGTGATGTACCGGCAGGTGCCTGACCTTTACGCTACCCAGGAAAGACCTTGTCACGCTAACGCGTGAAAACTTCTTATGAAACAATGTGAAAATGCTTACGACAGGGTGTTCCGCTTCTTACTGTAAGATAGAAAACAGCGTGTTTGCTTAAAATCAAAAGCCCCGGATATTGACTTCGGGAATTCCTTTCTATATAATATTGGGGCAGATGGCAGGAAACTGCTATGTGGAATTATTCTTTAAGAGGTTACAGATATGTTTAAGATAGCAATTTGTGATGATGAAGAAATACTTATCCATACATTAAAAGAAAATTTAGACAGATATGCTGCGGATGCGGGGGTGGAATTTTGTTACCAGGCTTATTCTGACGGAAGTGAGCTGCTTGCAAAGTATCAGCCTGATCTTGACCTGATTTTTATGGATATTAAGATGGAAAAGATGGACGGCTTAAAGACGGCAGAAGAAATCAGGAAGCTGGACAGTAATGTGGGACTTATTTTTTTAACCTCTTTAAAACAGTATGTCTGGAAAGGTTATGAATACAGTGCGGTCAATTATCTTTTAAAACCTGTGAAATATAATGTGCTTAAAATGGAGTTAGACCGTTATTTTGCCCGTTATCAGGGAAAAGAGGAGCCATATCTTAGCTTTGGAAATGACAGTGGGAAATACAAGGTACTGTATAAAAATCTGTCCTGTGCGGAAACCAGCAAGCGCAATGTTATGCTGCATTTTGACGGACAGGAACAGATTATTTATAAAACTATGAAAGAAATATCTTCTCTGCTTTTACAGCAGCCGCAATTCGCCTGCTGTCATAAAAGTTTTGTGGTCAATCTTTCCTTTGTGAAAAGCCTTGAGGGACTGGAACTTGTACTGACCACAGGAAAGCGCATCCCCATCAGCCAGCCCAAGCGAAAGGATTTTATGGTAAAACTGACGGATTACTGGGGGAATATGCTATGATGTGGTTGTATCAAAGCCTGGATATTCTGTCAACGATTACAGAGTCGGTCAGTTTACTGGCTTTTGCTATCTGTTTTTGCAGGAATCCCCGCTTTCATTCTCCAGGATATAAATGGTGCATTTCAGGCATCTATTTTAGTTGTGTTTATGCGTTTACCTGGTGTTCAGCATTGGGAGCATACAAAATGCCTGTCTTCATCATAATAGGGATTGTCATTTTGAAGATATTTTATAAAGACAGCATCTATCAATGTGTTGTTGCTTATGAAGTATATTTTTTTGTGGTATCAATCATACCTGAGAGTATTGGCACGTTGGTTTTCACATTGACCCTGGATGAGGATTTGATTGTCAGGGTGGGCAGCAGGTATTTTCTACTCTGGGAAACATATTTTTTTATATTGGCAATCAGGGCTTTGGCTGTTTTTATTGTTTATAAAATATGCAGGAAAAATCAATACCAGCTTATGTGGAAAGATACACTTGTCTTAACCATTGTTTTTGCAATTGGATTCTTAATGTTTCTAAAAAATACTTTTATGCATTTGAATCTGGGAACAGTGTCGGAAATCTCTTATTGTATCGTAGAAGTGATTTTCCCATTGTTCTTTATGATGTTTTTTCTGTATGTGAGAAATACCTTATATCTCCGGGAGCAGGAACAAAAGGATAAAATGCAGATTGCACAGCTTCAGAAGCAGTTTGATTATTATCAGGAAAAACAAAAGGACGAAGAAAAGGTACGTTCCGTTTATCATGATATGAAAAATCATCTGCTTATTTTACAGCAGCAGATCAATTCTCCCGAAACAGCCGAGATGGTAGAGGAACTGCAGGCACAGGTGGCAATGTATGAAGACTATGTGCATACGGGCAATGGGATTCTTGACATCATTCTGAAAGAGAAATCCGAGCTTGCCAGAGAAAAACAGATTTCTTTATCAGTTACTGCTGACTTTAATGGCGTGGATTTTATAGAGCCCCTTGACATCAGTACTATTTTTGGCAATGGATTGGATAATGCCATTGAAGCAAGTGAAAGGCTTCCCGTGGAACAGAGGACAATTTTTGTAAAAGCAGGTAAAATACAAAATTTCCTTTCCATTGTCATACAAAATAACTGCACGGAAGAAAGTAAGCCTGCTAAAAAACGTACGACAGGGAGCAGTGATTTTCTTCATGGCTTTGGTATTTCTAATATGAGAAAAGCCACCGAAAAATATGACGGTCAGCTTACAACAAAATGCGAAAAGGGAAAATTTGTTTTGAAAATATTGATTCCGGTAATATAATCCTGCTCCTGATATTGCAGCATCAGGAGCAGTTTATCTGTCTGATTTATGGAATGACAGAATCAGGAGTATTTCTAATTGGAACCGGTGTCTGAAGAATCAGAGGAAGAAATGACTTCCCCGGTATCTGCATTGATAAAATCAACATGTATATTGCCTGTATCTTCTTCGGAAAGTATGCTATACATACCACCGTACATATAAAAAGCAACAGGTAAAAAAGATTCGCTCATGTCAGGTTCTGCTGATTTGGTAGTAACTTTAAAATCTGTAAAATTTTCATTAGCTTTTATCTCAGTTATATTTGGATAATCTTCGGAGCCTGCGATATCGTCCAGTGCGGTATGGAGTTCCTCTGCAAAACTGTTCAGCATTTGTTTGTGCTGAGTTTTTGTCATGACATAGGTAGCGCTCCCGTCATCATTTTTCGTGACTTTATATCCATATTGTGCGGCCTTTTCGTCCAGCTCCTCCTGAGTGGTTTCTCCCACATACAGGGCAGGAAGTGTAATTGTAATATCAGCTAATTCCTTTTCATCCCTATTGCTTTCCGGCTGGATACTGGTTTCTGTCTCTTCCGAATCCGCGGAGCTTTCTTTGCTGTCTTCCGTTTGCTTTGGATTTTTCGGGCTTTCAGAACTGCCGCATGAAACCGCGTGAACGGACATAACAGATAACAGCAATAAAAGTACAAGTTTCTTTTTCATTTTTAATTCCTTTCCTTCCGTTTTTACCATAGAACAGTAAAATCCTGTAAACAGTTCCATGTTTCATTTAAAAAATTTCATCATCCATAATATCTTCATCATGCTGAAGCATTTCTTCTGTCACTTCTGTATCAGTACGTTCATGCGCGGCATTCAGGAGCAGGCGATCTGCTGCGGTGTATTTTTCAATGTGAGTGAGTTCCTCCACACGCTTTTCAGCCTCATATTTTCCAATGTCATTGAGGGATTCATAATAATGGATAATTTTCAGCTTTTTTTCTTTTCCCGATATAGTTTCCTCCCATCCCATGATATAAGCGGGAGAAACATTGCCTATAAGTGCTATGGCCTCAATTTTGGCAAATGGGATATTGGTTATGATGTTGTTTTCATACTTATATAACGTCTGCTTTGAGACATTGATTTTATCTGCAAAGTCTACCTGGCTTATCTGCAATTTATCTCGCACAGATTTTATTCGTTCCCCTGTAGTCATGGGCAGCCTCCTTGTGTTAGTAACTCTATAATATCACAAAAACAGGGGGATATCAATTAAAAATATCTTGACAAGTTACAAAAATGTGATAATATAGTGGTAACTTAAAAAGTTACAAAAAAGAAAGTAAGGATGGATAAAATAAATGAACAGGTATCATATTGCCTGACAATTGTGCTAAAACGCGATACGTTCAGCATACTGCGTATGCTCTGACGCACCGCACTGGGCGCGGGAACTTCCTGTTTCTGATTCAGCATCTGTTTTTTTTACCCGGTGGTAACTTTAAAAGATACTACAAGTGAAATCGTTTTAAAAGTTTTAGTTAAATCAGAGATTTATGAAAGTTTGTCCGGAATGTCCCGTATGTCCGGAAAGGAAATGCTAATATATTGCCAGGCCATGGAAAGGCCGGTGACTTGCGGGGGAAAGGAGGAATGCAAAATGAAATTATGGGAAGAGGAGAAATCCGGCGAGGCGGAAAAAGCAGTCCGGGTGTGGGGAAAGGAGGGCACATATGGCGCTGATAACAGAAAAAGCAATAGCTGCCTTTAACCTGTCTTTGATTGACAGAGGGTATTTGCTCTGGGGCAGGCATCGTACCTGGGAGGAAGGAAAGGCAGGTTTTGTGACAGCGGTAACAGAAGAACAGCTGACTGTGCAGTACCATCCGGGTATCGGAAATGTGACAAATCATTTTGTTATCCCGGTATCTGAGGCGGCAGAGGGCCAGTGGGAAATCCGGTGGTCAAAAGAACTGTCAGAAATACAGGAATATGGTATGGGAGAAAGCAGCGGAGAAAAGAATGGAGTTCCCAAAATGGAGGGAGGAGAATCCGGTGATACTGGAAGAATTAATCCATAAAAGGTTTGTAAGTTCAGAAAACCTTGTAAAGCAGCTTTGCTCTTTTGAAGGGTCGCCGGCAGTTTTCTGTTCGTCGCCGCCCGATGACAGTCAGGGAGGATGGGAAGAAAACAGTCTCTGTCCGAAGCTGGTTTACAGTTTTCAGAGGAAGGCAGGTGGAGAAAGGCACAGTGCCGGTACCTTATCGGTATCACTGCTTTGTCAGGGAACCCATAAGGCCCCGGAGGAAACAGAGCTGCTGGTAAAGGACTGCCTGCGGGATGTTATCCTGAAACCGGAAGGAGGGAATCCCTGCTGTTTTATATGGGAGCGGACAGAAGCGTTTGCTGCAGGGGAAGAAAAGAGCAGTATGACAGACGGGCGTGAAATCCGTTTTGATATTCTGGAATACCCTTCTCAGGAAAGTACAGACCCGGATCCGATTATTGCTGCGGCAGGATATCTGAAAGGGCTGTATCCGGAATGCCTTGTTATGGGCTGTGACAATTTAGGAGACATCACAGAAGTTACAGAACAGCAGCCGGTGGTTTACTGCAGGCTGGCGGCTCTGGAAAAATCAGAAGAAACAAATACGGTTGCATGGATGGACAGCAAAATTGCCATTCACATTTTAAGTCCGTCCCATGAAATCAGGATGAAACTGGCAGCCGGCATGGCAAACCGGATGTCTCTGGACGGGGAACTGATTCTTCCGGACCGATCCCCCATGTTTCTGAAAGGGATTTCTGTAAATTACAGGGCGGATTATCTGAAAGAAGGGCAGATTTTATTTACCGGACATTACGGTCTTTTGCGGTACCGGCCAGAGCAGCGCCGGTTACTGCAGGGAAAAATCAGTTATGCGTAAGGAGGAAGCAGAATGGCATCAGAAAAGACAGCGGAAGAAAAAGTATCTTCCGGAGAAACAAAAACAGATTTGAAAAAGAAAGGGCTCCAGCCGGAGACCGGAAAAAAGAAAAAACTGCCGGCAGAATCAGTATACAGGAAAGAAGAACTGGCCGACAGTGCCAGAAACATGTTCCATACCAGAAAAGAATGTGTGCTGGCGGCCCTGGAAGCTGCAAAAAAAGCAGAGTGTACGGTCTCTGAGGCAAAGAAAATTGTAGAAGAGTTTTTAAAAAGAGAGGTGGAATAGACAATGGCAGGAACTTTTATACTGGGAGAAACAAAAATAAGGCCCGGCGCTTATTTCAATATTCAGAAGAAAGAGGAATCCGGGGAAAGCATACTGGAAGGCGTCACTGCGGTTCTGTTCCGGGCTGATTTCGGACCCCTTAATACGGTGGTGGAACTGAAGGCCGGAGAACCATGGGAAGAAACATTCGGAAACGGGCTCACAACAGATGCAATACGGGAAGCCATGGATGGCGGCGCCAGGACAGTCCTTGCCTGCCGCATTGGAAATGGAGGCACGCCGGCCACCGTTGCATTAAATGATACCGAGGGTACAGAGGCAGTGGTCATTTCAGTCAACTATCCGGGAGATAAGGAATTTTCCGTATCTGTCCGGGAAAAACTTTCAGACAGTTCCCGGAAAGAATGCATTATTTATGCCGGGACACAGGAATTTGAAAAGCTGGAATTTGCAGCCGGGGAAGAAGAGGCGCAGCACCTTGTCACCGCTTTGAATTCCAGGAAGCATTTTCATGGGGAGCTGAAAGAAGGGAAAGAAAAAGCACTGCTTGCAGTTGTGGCGCAGGAACCTTTTACAGGGGGCAGCAATCCCCAGGTGACGGCAGAGGATTATTCCAATGGGTTTGCACAGACAGAAGCCTGGGAGTTCAATACCATCTGCGTGGATACGGAAGATCATGAAATCCATCTGCTTCTGGCGGCATTTGTAAACCGGATTTTTGAGGAGGGCCTTCTGGCGCAGGCAGTAGTGGCGGAAAATCATACGGTGTCACTGGAAACCAGACAGGAACATGCGGCAGAATTTAATAATGAAAAAATGAATTATGTGCTGAATGCGCACATGATGGAGATTGGAAAGGACGGGCAGGAGCGTGAAATTGACGGTTACCGGACAGCGGCACGTATTGCCGGAATGATAGGAGAAGCTCCTTCCAGCCAGTCTCTGACCCATGCTGTGGTGGAAGGATTTACGGAAATTCTGGAGAAGCTGACAAACCCCCAGATCATCCGGGCTGAAAGCCGGAATGGATGTCTTGTGTTCAGTCAGAACAGAGAAAAGCAGGTTTGGATTGACAATGCAATTAATACGCTGATTACGCCGACGGATAATCAGGATGACGGATGGAAAAAAATCCGGCGCGTGACAACACGTTTTGAACTGCTCCGGCGGATTAATGCAGCAGTGGAAGAACTGGTGGGGAAAACAGATAATGACAGCAATGGAAGAAGCACCATTGTCAGCCGGATGAACGACATTGGCACTGCCATGGTGGAAGAATCAAAACTGGTTGCGTTTAAAGCATCGGAAAGCAGCACATATCCTGCGGATGTGGACAGCGCATGGTTTGATATCAGCGTTATTGACAAAGATTCCATGGAACATATTTATCTGACATATCAGTTTCAGTTCAGTACGAATGAATAGGAGGTAGAAAAATGAGAAATGTAAAGGCGGCCGGGGATGCCCGGCATGCAAGAACCGGAAAAGACGGCCTGATTTACAGCAAAGACGGAGTTTTGCTGGCCACAGTGGATTCCTTTGCTTCCAGTGTAACGTATAACAATGCCAAATATTCCGTTATGGGGGATGCTCAGGAGCATGAAACGTCCAATACGTTTTCCGTAAGTCTTACCATGTCCCAGGTGGTCATAGAAGATGATCAGTTTATCATTGAACTGATGGAAGCAATGGAAACCCAGACTATGCCGGTGTGGGGATTCAAAGGGACTCTGATGGGAAGGAATGGCTCTACGGAAACAGTGATATACGATGAATGCATTCCTTCCGGCCAGATTGACATTCAGAACCTTACGGTGGGGGATGTGATCAAGCGAAACTGGAACCTGTTTGTAAACCGTCCGCCTGCTCTTCAGCAGCAGCTTACCGTTGTATAATTCAGAAACCGGAATATTTTTTAATGAAACAGGAGGAAATAAGATGGAACAGAATAAATTTGTACCAGGGGTAACCACAGAAGAAAGTAATTTTGCAATGGATCTGGTATCCGGGGAGGAAGCGGTAAAAGAAGTGGATTTTACAGAAGATGAGGACCTGGAAATGATAAGGAGCAGTGAGGAGGACTTTATCCAGGGGCTGATTCATGCTGCCGGGTATACCCAGACAGAAAAGCAGAAGATTGAGATTATCCGGGAAGGAAAACTGTTTTTTGCATTCCATATCCGGCCATTATCTGAAGATGAATATGAAAGATGTAAGAAGAAAAATACCAGATTTGTCCGCAACAAAAGACTTGGCATGAAAGTTCCGGAAGAAACAAATGCAGTGAGATACCGGGCTTCCCTGATTTATCAGGCAACCGTTTTGGACGACCGGGAAAAACTCTGGGATAACCGGAAGGTATGGGAATCCCTGAAATCCATGGGGCTGCCCGTTATGAACGGGCTGGACGTCATTGAATATTCCTTAAAAGCAGGAGAAAAAGACCGGGTTCTGGAAGCCATAGACAGTTTAAGCGGTTATGCGGATACAAATCTGGAGGAAGTGGCAAAAAACTGATTGAGGCCGGGGGCAAAGCCTGCCTGCTCCATCATATTTTCCAGAAAACCGGCATAACACCAGATGAATTTTACAAAAAAAACAGGGGCGTACAGAAATTTCTGCTGGCTTCCATGCAGATAGCATTGCGCTCCCCGGAAAGGAGTGGAGAAGATGGCTGAAACACTGCGGATTGAAGAGTCCGGAGAGGCCCGGAATGAAACGGAACCAGTTCTCACAGGCAGTATCCGTAATTTTACAAAGGTGAAAACTGCTGCAGAGCAGGCAGGAACTGCATCCCAGGAAGCCGGGGATCAGGTATCGAAGTTTGACCGTTCTGCAGAGAAGGTTCAGAAAACTCTGTCCGGCTGGATGAAGGAAAAATATGAGGTGGCGCTGAAGGCTGCGGACTTTGTGACAGCTCCGGTAAAGGGAATCCTGAATCTTCTGAAAGATCCGGTACTCCAGGCAGGTGAGGTACTGGGTGTCAGTTTTGGACTGGCAGACACCATGGATGCCTTCCGTGGTTTTGAAGCTGCCATGTCCCAGGTGGAAGTGATCAGCGGTGCTGCTGCTTCCGACATGGGCAGGCTTACAGATAAGGCCAGGGAGCTGGGGGCAACAACAAAGTTTACTGCGGCAGAATCAGCAGAAGCCCTTCATTCTATGGCCATGGCCGGATGGGAAGCGGGGGACATGCTGGACGCCATGGAAGGAATTTTCAGCCTTGCGGCAGCGTCCGGGACAGATCTTGCGCAGGCTTCTGACCTTGTGGCGGATGTCCTGTCTGATTTTGGGATGAAAGCCGATGAGGCAGGGCATTTTGCCGATGTGCTGGCGGCGGCGTCCTCAAAATCCGGTACAAATGTTGCCCTGCTGACGGAGACCTTTAAAGCTGCCGGCGCCATGGCCGGTATGCTGGGTTACTCTATTGAGGACGTGGCTCTTGCCGCCGGGCTGATGGCCGGCGCCCAAAGCAGCGGCAGCCAGTCCGGCGCCGCCCTGAATTCTGTCTTTACCAGGCTTTCCACCAATGTCAATGGCGCGGCAGACGCTCTGAATGACCTTGGGATTGCATATTTTAATACGGACGGGTCAGCCAGGGCATTTGGAAATATTATACAGGAACTTCGTGATGCTACCGCAGATTATACCGATGAACAGAAAGCAAATCTTGCGAATACGGTGGCCGGCGCCGATGCCCAGAAGGAATTTCTGGCAATCCTGGACGCCACTGCAGAAGATTATGAGAAATTGTCGTCGGCTGTCAACAATGCGGATGGTGCAGTCGGCGAGGCGGCAGAAAGCATGATGGATAACCTGGATGGGTCCATTACGCTCCTTCAGGGGGCGGTGGATAACGTGAAACTGTCTTTTGGGGAAAGGTTTGCACCTTATTTCCGGGGAATTGCGGAATGGCTGACAGATGCCATGCCCATGGTGGAGGAAGCGCTGGAGAGCCTGATGGATTTTGTGGACAGGCATGTGGATACCGCCCGGCGTAAACTGGATGATCTTGTAAATTCTGAGCGGTGGCAGGATACAGATTTTTTTGGAAAAGTGGAAATTCTGTGGGATGGTATTATCGCAGAGCCTTTTGGAAAATGGTGGAACAGTACCGGGAAAGCGAAGATTGCGGAGATTATCGGAGATATTGGCTCCGGTTTGGGAGCCGGTTTGGGAATGGGAATCATAACGTTACCTGGCATTGATGTATCCGGCATCCTGGATGAAGGAGCCAGCATTGGGGCTTCTTTTGCCAGGGGATTCTCAGAAGGGTTTGATGTAAGCGCCATTACCTCGAAGCTGGGAAAGGTATTTCAGAACCTGTTTGCCAGTGCAGGAAAATTGCTGCCAGGCGGTGAGTCTGCGGATCTGTCTTCCCTCCTTTCTGCCGCCTTGCTGATGAAGCTGGCCCGGCCGGTAATGGGCATGGGAAAGGCATTGCTGGGAAGTTCTGTTGGACAGTCGTTAGTCACTTCCCTGACAGGGGCAACTGGAAATGCAATGGTCAGAGGTTCGGGGCTTCTGGGGATGCTGGCCAATGTTGGGTATGGACTGTCAGGAGGAAGCAGCACAGCGGGGATGTATTTTGGTAATATGGCAGGCGCAATGTCCGGCAGTTCCGCTGCGCTTCTTGGTGCAGGCGCCACAGCAGGAGGGATTGCAGCAGGTGCGGCGATTATCAGCGGAGGCATTGATTTTTATAAGGCTTTAAAATCTGAGGACGAAGAAGAAGCGGCGGCATACGGAGAATCCGGTGCCTGGAAAATAACGGGAGTCGGAACCGGCGCCCTGGCAGGAGCGTCCATTGGGGCTATGTTCGGTGGAGTTATGGCGGTGCCTGGCGCGTTAATCGGAGCAGGCATCGGCGGCATTGCCGGCTGGATAAAAGGCAACAAAGTCAAAGAGGAATATCAGGAACATGTGGAAGAAATGGAGCAGCAGGCCCAAAAGGCCCGGAAAGTCTTTGAAGCCACCGGCCTTGACATTAAAAATGTGACATTCCGGGAAAAGGAGCTTCAGAAAGCCATAGAGGACACAGAGGTTACCACAGAGCAGTTTGCACAGTATTTTCAGGAGTCCTGCGCAGAGGTTATGAAAAATGCTTTCGGGGATTTGAAGCTGTCCTTAATGGAAGTAAAAGAACTGGCAAAAACCCTTACCTTTGGCAGTATGGCCGAAGGAATGGAACAATTTGGCGCTGCAGCAGAAGCCGCAGAGGAATCCTTTGCTTTTCTGGAACATGCAAAATCTGTTCTTGCAAAACAGAACTGGAATGCCAGCCTGGGGCTGGAACTGTCTGTGGAAGATCAGGAAGATTATCAGGCAGCCATTGACAGCTTTGTTGCTTCTGCCAGGAGTTATCTGAAAGACAGCCATTATGAAGCAGTCAATGCTTTGGGGCTTCTGACCGGAGGGGCTGATACCACAGGGGTGGATGCCATGTACACAGGCTATGAGGCACAGGTGGATGAACTGCAGGAGGAGCTGCGGCGAGTTTTTTCAGAATCTCTGGGAGACGGCGTTATTTCCACCAGGGATAAAATTACCGTAAAAATTGATGGTATGGAAATGGAAATGAGTGAAGCAGATGCCATTACGGAACTCCAGGGGCAGATTGCAGGTATCACAGACAAGGTATCTCAGGCAGAAGAAAATGCAGGATTAGAAAGTCTGAAAATCAAGTATGAAGGGGCTGCCCTGAGTATAGATTCTTTTACTCAGCTCCAGACGGAACTGCAGGCCAGTACGGCCCAGTTCCAGCAGAGCTACGATGATGCTTTGGAAGTGTCTTTAAAAAACCTTGACCAGGCACAGCAGGAAGGGACAATTGACCAGGAAGAATATGACAGTCTCTACTCGCAGATAAAAGAAGGGTATAACAGCCAGATAGAAGCGCTGACAGCACGGGTGGAAGAGTTTCAGCTTGACGCCATTGTGTCAGCATATTCGGACAAACTGGACGGGATACTGCCAGATATGGAAGGAAACATGACAGAGAAGCTGACTCAGGTTATGGAACAGGCGCTGGCGGCGGAACCGGATGTTTCCGCCTGGGGTAACGATTTTATTACTGACATGTTTAATCTGGAAGGACTGGAAGGGGAAGTACAGCAGAATCTGATACAGCTGTTAAAAATGACTGCAGCTACGATTCCAACGAGCTACACCACTGCACTGCATGAGAATCTGCTTAACACTGACCTGCTCAGTGAAGCCGGGACCGCATATGGGGCTGCAATGAACACAGGATTAAAAGAAGAAATTCTGGCAGGAGGCCCGCAGCTTCGCAGTTCCGCGGAACGTGCAGTGCAGAGCGCGTTCCGTACACCGTTCGATGTAACAGCCGAGGTCAATATCAGGCCAGAATTTAAACTGCCGCCAGTAATCACGCGCTTTCTTGAATCATCTTTTCAGGAAAGAGGGAGTGGTTCCGGAAGTGGAAGCGGCAGCGGAAGTGGCAGAGGAAGCGGAAGCGCAGACGCAGGCGGAGGGGAAGAGCCGACAAATCCTGGGGGCGGAAATAATGTTACCCCCGGTCCAAATCCTGCAAGGCTGTCAGGAGGTGACCATAGAACATCAGGCGCCCCCGGCGGTTCGGGTTACGGAAGCAATGGTCTGGAACTGTATGGACAGGACAGACAGAGCTCTGGCATCAGTTCTTATACAGGCAGTGGTTTTACAGGGTATGACATACCGGTTCCGGACGGAAGTTCAGAAGATACGCAAGAGATATGGGACAGCAGAGAAGGTGTTCCTGAAGAACAGAGCAGTGCAGCAGGGGTTCAGGTGTCTGTGGATATTGCCATGTCTCCGGAATTTCACATCTCCGGTGCAGAAGGGCAGAAAGAAGGGGATATGTTACAGAGCATTCGGCAGCATTTGCGGGAACTGGCAGATGAAGTCGGTGGAGAGATTGCAGAGAGGCTGTCAGAAGTATTTGGAAACATGCCTCTGAAAGGACAGTGATATGAGTGGGAAGTGAGCAGAATGTGGGCAGAAAGGAGAAACAGAATAATGTTTCTCCGCTGTCAGAAAAAGTTCCGGCCAGGAAAAAGGCCAGCGGTATCAGTATCAAACTGGTTACCGTTGGAAAGAAAAAGAAAAAATTCACCTTCCCGTCCCTGCCGGAAAAGATTACATGCAAAAGTGCGGCCAAATACCAGAGCTTTGATACCCTGTCTAAAGGCACCGTAAAGGTGCCGGCGGGCACGGAAGCCAGGGAAATTTCATGGGAAGGGGAGTTTTTCGGAAAGAAAAAGAAAAAAGAAGCCATTGTAAAAAAGTCTGCCTGGAAAAAACCTTCGGACTGTGTGAAAACACTGGAAAATTACATGAAAAAGGGAACCGTCCTGAACCTGATTGTTACGGGAACCTTTATTAACATGGATGTAACCATTTCTTCTTTTCAGGCGGTGGCTTATGGTGCTTACGGAAACATCCGCTACACCATATCTTTTGTGGAAAAAAAGCCTCTGAAAATATACACCGTGAAAGAAAAGAAAAAAAAGTCTCCGGCCAAAAAGACCAGGACCAGAAATGAGGCAGAACAGGTGCAGGAAACAGCAGATACTTCTTATGTGGTGAAAAGCGGCGACAATCTCTGGAAGATTGCCCAGGCCTGTTACGGGTCAGGGGCTCAGTGGACCAGGATTTATGATGCGAATGCGGGAACCATTGAAGCGGCTGCAAGACAGCACGGGAGGGCAGATTCCGATCACGGGCACTGGATTTATCCTGGGACGGTTCTTACAATTCCGATATAAGGAGGCAGAAAATGATTAATCTTGCAAATATACAGTATCATGTGGTGGCGGTGGACGAAGAGGGGAAACGCTATAAAATCCAGGATTATATCGAGAATCTTGGGTGGGAAGAAAATGAAAAGGAGCTTTCTGCCCGGCTGTCTTTTACTGTTCGGAATGATAAAACATCAAAAGGATATCTGTCGGGCATTCTAAAGCCTGGCTGCCTGATCCTGGTATCTTCCACGGATGGCGGTTCCCTGAATCAGGAGGTCATAAGGGGGTATGTGAACACCTGGAATCCATTTTTGCAAAACAGCGGAAGGGAACTGAAATGTGTCTGCTATGACGAACTTTACAGTCTGCAGAAGAGCCAGGAAAACCTCTATTTCCCTTCCGGTACCGGCACGAAGTCGGCGGTTACGGGAATCCTGAATGCCTGGAAACTGCCGCTGAGGAAGTATGAAGGGCCTGACGTTGCCCATGGAAAACTGAAATTCAATAACCGGTACCTTTCGGATATTCTGCTGGAACTGCTGGACGACGCCGTGAAAAAAGGCGGGGAAAAGTGTATTCTGCGGGCTGCAGAAGGAAAGGCGGAAATCGTTTTGCGGGGCAGTAATAAAAATGTATATATTTTCAGGGCGGATAATATAAAAGCAGTCAGCGAGAGCCAGAACATTGACAATCTGGTAACCCGCGTGACCGTGACAGGACAGGCGGATGATGAAGGAAAGAGCAGTGTGGAGGCAACGCTGGACGGTTTCACAAAGTATGGAATCCGTCAGAGGATATATGTCAGGAGTTCCGATGAAACACCGGAGGCGGCAAAATCTGCCGCTCAGGAAATTTTAAATGAAGAAGGAACCATAAAAAAAGAAATTTCCCTGCAGGGCCCGGATGTTCCCGTAATCCGAAAAGGAGACAGGATAGAGCTTGAGGCGGGGCTGACAAAAGGAAGTTTTTATGTGAAAAGTGTCCGGCATGATGCGGATGCCTGCAGCATGTCCGTGAATCTGGAAAAAACGGAGCGGGAAAAAGTAAAACAGGAAACGTCGGAAACAAATAAGGACCATAATGTGGGAGACATTGTGAATTTCCATGGAGGGACCCACTATATTTCTTCCTATCCAGGAGGCAGAGGCTATTCTGCAGGTGCAGGGCCGGCGAAAATTACAAAAAAGAACGGTTCCGGACAGGCACATCCATGGCACCTGATTCATGCGGACAGTACCAGCAACGTATATGGGTGGGTGGATGACGGAACCTTTGACTGAAAGAAAGGACATGGTCCGTGAAAGGCATCCGGACAGAGAAAGGAGGAAAGAATGGCATTTGAAGGAAATTCAGGAATCAGCAGACTGGCAGCTGTGATTGCGGGAAGAATGCGGGAGGAATGCAGCGCTCCCCTGTCGGTGGATTTTGGAGAAGTGCAGGAAGACGGAAGCCTTGTAACCAATACATTTCCGGTTCCGATACCAGGGGGAGAATATTCTGTGCTGGGATATCTTTCCTCCGTCAGTCCGGGGAGCAGAGTGCTGGTGGCGTGGGTTGCCAGCGAGGCGGTGGTTCTTAGGACGGTGAAACGTTCCTGATTCCGTTGTGGAAGGAGGTGAGCAGATGGCAGGAACTTTATTTCCGGTATTTGAAGTTCCGGAATTTAAAGAGGACAGTTCAGAGTATGATGTTCAGTATAAAAGAAGTGCGAAATGGGATGTGCAGTCCGGGGATTTTGTCAGAGACGGGGCGAACCGCGTGGCGGAGTGCAGCGGCCGGGAAGCATTTATGATCTGGTGTTATAAGACTGCACAGACAGAACGGTATGCCTGTCTGGCTTATCCTCCTGAGATTGGCGTGGAAATGGAAGTCGCCATGGAGGATGATGACGAGATGACCGTGGAGTCCATGGTGGAGCGGACCATTACAGATGCGCTTCTTGTAAATCCCAGGACAGAAGCTGTCCAGGATTTTGAATTTTCCTGGAACGGGGATGAAATGCACTGCAGGTTCCAGGTAAAAGGAGCAGACTGGGAGGAACTGATAACGATTACCATATAAGATTAGGGTGTCAAAAGGGTGCGCCGCACCCGCTCATAGCATATATTGATGTGCAAATACATTTGCAATAGCAATATATGCTATGAGCGTAGCACCAAAGGTGCTTTTGACATCCTAATCCATATAAAAAAGCAAGGAGGCGACAGAATGCAGCCGGATTTTACAGCGCCGGATTTTATGGATAACAGTTCGGCAGAAGAAATTCATGAAAGGATGATGGAGAACCTGCCGGATGACATTGATGATATGCCGGGAGGATTCCCCTTTGATTTTACCATGCCGGCAGCCCTGGAAAAGGCGGAACTTCTTCAGTACCACCTGACAAGGGCGCTGATGGTGGCTTTTCCCCAGTATGCCTGGGATGAATGGCTGGATATGCATGGAAAACAGGTTCATCTGGCCAGACATGAGGCAGGAAAGGCTTCCGGAAAGATATGTATTACCGGCCTGGCCGGCACGGAAATTGCCGAAGGTACGGTGTTTTGCACGCCGGCAACGGAATCCGGACCTTCTCTGGAGTTTGGTACAGACGAAAGGTGTATCATCGGAGAGGAGGGAAAAGCGGAAGTGGGAATTACCGCTCTGGAACCGGGAACCATGTACAATGTGAAAGCAAACGCTGTTTCCATTATGGCAAAGCCGGTAAAGGGGATTACAGAGGCCGGCAACCCGGAGCCGATACAGGGCGGGACAGACCGGGAGAATAACGACGATTATTACGACAGGATTGCAGCGGAATATGAAAACAGCAGGACGTACCTTGGAAATGACGGGGACTATATCCGATGGGCGAAGGAAGCCGGAGCAGGAGCATGTATTGTGGTATCAGCTTCTCACGGACCGGGAACGGTAAAGCTGGTGCTTGTGGACACAGAAGGACATCCGGCTTCTGAACATCTGGTGAAGAAAGTATATGACTACATTGTATCACCGGATGACAGAGAAAAAAGGCTGCTTCCAACTGCCTGTGCAGAACTGGAATGCGTGTCTGCTTCAACCGTACCGGTTTCTTATGTGTGTACCGGAATAGAGCATGACCATACCACAGATATGGAGCAGATTCAGAAAGAATTTTCTGAAGCAGTCAGACAGGTCTACACAGAGGCAAAGCAGGAAGGCGTTCTTCGGTATAACGATGTCCGTCCTCTGCTCAGCGCTGTTCACGGCGTAGAGGATTTTGACACCTTTCTTATGAACGGAGCTATGGAAAATATCCGAATACAGGATGAAGAATACCCGGAAACCGGCACAGTTGAATTTCGTCAGGAGGTGTGAGACATGTCAGAACATGAACCGGGCGGCTTTCCCACCAGTGAAAGCGCCAGAAGGCAGCTTTCTTATGTGACGGAAGGGTTTTACGATAATTCCTATGTTGGAAAATGGCTGTTTCAGGTAATGGGACTGGAATATGACGATGCCAGAAAGATTCTGGAAGAACTGCCCCGGCAGTTTTTTCCGGAAACAGCCACATGGGGGCTGATGTATCATGAGATAAAGTGGGGGCTTCCCGTCAGGGAACATCTTTCTTATGAGGAACGACGGAAAATGATTTATCAGATAAGAGATTTTAAGGCGCCCATGACGCCGCATCGGATGGAAACTTATTTCACCAGTGTACTGGATTTTCAGGTTCATGTGTCAGACATCCATGATGCCGGGAAATATGGCTTTTGTCCGGAACATCCGAATATTTTCCGGGTGGATTTCACCGGAGATGGAACGCTGGATGCAAAAAAGGTGAAGTCCATGCTGGACAGCCTGAAACAGTCACACACAGTTTATATCATAAATGACAGAGTCGTGATTGAACTGGATAACCGGGAGATGGAGAAATTTGCCCTGCCCGGAATGAAAATAAAACTGTCCTGTCCCTTCTGGGAAAAAGATACAGTGGATGGCAGCATGTTTCTGAACCGGATTCTGCAGAAACTTCACATGAGAATCCGGCAGGGAGCAGCAGTGGCAGAAAACCGGGAAAAGGCAGAGGCTTCTGTTGTTTTCCGGAAAAACCAGTGGTATCTGGATGGAACATACAGAATGGACGGGGCCAAAGAAATAAATGCAGAGATTACAGAGGAGGTATTGTAGCTATGACAGATTATGCAAATCATACAGAAGCAGTGGTAACCCTGCTGGCACGCACAAAAATGATGAAAGCGAGGGCGGGGATTTTGCCCCTTCCGAAAATCACAGGGATTGCTTTCGGGGATGGCGGAACGGACAGTGACAGCCAGGTTCTGACGCCCGATGGGAGCCAGACAGAACTGAATCATGAGTTGCTCCGGAAACCAATAGACCGGTACACAGTTCTTTCTGATACGAAATGCAGATATGAATGTACACTGGAAAAGGGAGAACTTACCGGAGCATACATCAGTGAGGCAGCCCTTTATGATGAAGAAGGAGACCTGGTTGCTATCAAGAATTTTCTTCCCAAGGGGAAAGACAGTGACCTGGAAATGACAATACAGATGGATGATGAATTTTAGGAGGGAATGGTATGGCAGATTTTGAGATTCCGGAACATCTGGAATATAACAGAAGTATAAGAAAATTTGAAATGACAGACCCGGCCCATGCAGATCTGTTTAATGCGGTGGTACAGACCCTTATCAATAATGATGAATTTCTCAAAAGGGTGGTAGAAAAGCAGAAAGAAGACGCCCTGGATAAAACCGGGGACGCGAAAGACACTACGGTGACGTTCGACAGCGAGGATGAGGAACATCCGTCAGGCTGGACAGACATTGCGCCTGTAACAGGCGGAGAAAAGCAAAGCAGTCTGTGGCAGAAGGTTTCCTTGTTTACAAAAAATGTCCGGTACCTGTGGAAACTGTGCGGGACGAATGATATTTCCGGACTGGCAGACGGGACGCTGACGGGGGCAGTCAGTAAGTTAAACACCGATATTACTGTCAGACTTAGCGATAAGATAACTCTTCACTGTGTTGGAAAGTATGTTGAAATCGACTTGTATGATTATACGATTTCAGATAATATCATTATTCCGGCTGAATATATCCCTCTGGGG